AAAATCTGTACCATTTTATCCTCCTACATTATTCCTAGTAATTTTAATAAACCAAAACCACCCGCCTGACCTGCTGCTTGTCCAAATCCTGGGGCTAATGCACCTAGAAAACCTTGGCCACCAGGTCTAAAAACAGTTTCAGAAGGTCTTGCTCCAAGTCCTTGGCCTAAAAGACCTTGTAGTTGTCCTAATCCTTGCTGTTGGAGTCCGCCTCTAAGCGCTCCAAGTTGTTCGGATAAACCAGCTCCAGCTTGCCCTAATTGTTGAGTAAATGCTGATGATCCTTGTGCTCCTGCTCCTAAGCCGGTAAATCTTTCTGCGATAGAAGGAACAGTTTGTTGAAAAAACTGACTCATAAGAGGTTTTTCAAATGCTTCTGTATCCCCTGATAATAATTGTTGAAGACCTTGCAATCCTCCTGATAAAGGGCCGCCAAGACCTCCTAAAAGTTGAGATAATAACTGCTGTTGTTCAGGGCCCATTGTAGGAACTTGTTGCACCTGTTCTTTCTTACCAAATAAAAAATCCGATAATGCCATAATTTTTTCTCCTTGTTTCTTTCATATTATGAAACAATTTTTTAATAAATAATATTCTAATTTTTAGTATACTCCAAAATAACATTTCCTGAGGTTATCGGAGCTGCAGCAGCTCCATTTATTATAACTATGTTAATCCCTACTATTCCTAATTGAACGCCTTGATTTACTGCGATTACTGAAACATAAGGCAGTGGTCTATAGTCAACTACATTAGTGATACAAGTTCCATATATATGTGTAAATTCAGTAAAAACTCCAATACCATGCGGAATATTTAATGTAACTCCTGCTGCGATAGCTCCAAAATTAAAAACTTTTCTAAATACACTTCTATAAGTTCTAGTATCTCCTACAGTAAAAAACTGTTGGTTATTAAGTATTTCAAGCTGAAGAGGATAAAATGCACGTTCTTTTTCATTAATTTTTATTGCTACTTTTCTATATAAATTTGTCCATTGCTCAATAAATTGTTTCCAATCTTCAGAAAAAGTTATATTTTCAGGAAGAGCCGTTTCTAAAGTATTTGCTGGTGAAAATGTCATAATCTACCGCTTTTTTGAACATCTAAACTCATTCCATGTAATTGAAAGTCTTCAGCTGGATTTGTTGTTACAGTCATTTGATATTCTGACATGGAAATTTGAAGCTGAATGAAACTACTATCAATATTAGAATAAAAACGACTCCAATGTTTTTCTGATGCATTGCCGGTATAATCTTGACTTGAACCTGCCAAAACATTTAAAGCTGTTGTTGAATCTTGATCTCCATAAACATTTACTGTAAAATCTCCATTTGTAGTTTTTAAAAACATATCAAAATGAGACATACGAAATTTTTGATCTTCTTGAATAAAAGGAGAAAATCTTTTCGTTACGACATTGAAATTATCAATTACTGCAATTTGACCTGATCCAGTATAAGGGGCTCCAAAACCTGCTAAAGGAACAGGAATTCTATTTCCTGTGGCTTCATCTATATTCCAAAGAGAAAAAGTATTTGCGCTTAATTGTTGTACATAGAAGTTTCTAAAATTCAATATATTATAAGTATAACTAGCAGTTACTGCTGTTGCTACTGCTAAAGCTAAAAAATTAACAGTAAAAGTTCCTGTGGAATAATCTATTGTAGAAGCGCCCGTTCCTCCAGACATTGTTCCATCTCCAAGATCTGTAAAAATATTAGCTCCTATAGTTACAACTGCTGTTGATGAGAAAACACCTAAATTCGATAAAGTACCTGTAAACGACGTAGTACCAAGAGCTGAAGTACCAATAGCTTCACCAACAACAGCAACACCAAAGGCAGTTGTATTAGTGACTTTTACAAATTGACCAGTGTGGAGATTATGATTAGTAACTTGACACACAGGAGGAGTTGCATTAGTGATAGAATTTGGTAAAGGAATCGTAACATTTAAATCCATACTTATAGAATTCTCTACTCTATCTGTACTTAAGTTTAAAATAAAGCCACGTTGATTACCTGCTACAATTTCAGGGAAAAAACTTTGTCCAACTGGAGATCCCCATGCAATATTCCAATCCGCCCAACTGGCATAGGGCAAAGTTGCCCAAGTATAGTCTACTGAAAATTGCATAGTCCCAAAACATGTAAAAGAATTATTGAAGATAGAATATGAACCTTCATCATAATTTAATGCCAAAATCTTATCAGGAAAAGTTTCGTTTGGATCATCATTAGGAAAAGTCCAATATGCCATCTTTTTAGAAAAATCACGAATTCCATGAACTCGAGTTGCTCCTTGATTATCATTATGAAAATTAAATACTTCGTCTGGAATTTTTTCATCTATTCTCTCTACATTAATAGTATTTGTTGTGATTATTGCCTTATCTCCAACAGCTAATACTCCTTTATCAAATTGAATAGGACTAAAAGTACTTTCTGCTCCTAATTCTTCATTTATTCTTTCCCAGTAAAATGGAAGAACTTCATTGCCATTATAGCGTAACTGCCATGTAGATCTTTCAAAAAACACAATTAAAGAGTCTTTTATATAAGCAGCTGAAACAATAGCTTCATTCGTAGGGGCATCTATAAAACCTCCTCTTCCAACATCTTCTGTCCATGAATATCCAGGATTTGGAACTCCTGCTGTATAGACATTAGTAGTAGAATAAAAAGGCGTTCCATTTTGACTCCAACGTGCTCTTTGAGTGTGGGCGCCTCCTCCTCCTAAGAAAGCCCTTTCTACTGTATTTAGGGCTATCATACGATCTTTAAAAGGAAGAACTATTAAAGCTCCCATTAGATATTCCGGCACTGCTGTAGATTGAAGTGGAGGAGAAAAATTTCTCCATCCTGATCCTACACCAAAACCATTATAATAACGAATACCATCACCAGCTATAGTACGTGTTAGCGCAAATACAACGCCTCCCGATGCGTAAGGTGTAAAAGCAGCAGAATTTATATTAACTACAATTGTAGCAGCTGCAATACCAGTTACTGTTCCAGTTAATCCATTGATTTCTACCATTCCAACTACCTGATTGATAAAAACCACATCCCCTACAATAAAAGGATGGCCGGGAGCCATTGTTATTACAGCATTCGCAGCTACATTTATATTAAGAATAGCTATTCCATGATTACCTTCTATATTATTAGTTGCCCAAAAAACATCAAAATAATTGGTAGTCCAAAAGAAATCACTATCACTTCCAGTCCAAACAACAGCATTTTGAGGAGCTGCCATAGCATAAAAAGAAATATCTCTAAACCACCCTGTTCCTGGGTTGTAATCATATGAATAATCTTCATCGAAGGCTATTGCTTCTTCTTGATTAATAGCAGCATTTTCATAAACTCCTATGCCCATCGCTGAATGACGATCTACTCTTTGAGCAGCTGTTAAAGCAACAGGAATAGCAGCTCCTAAAGCAGGGTCAAAATTTAAATTTACCACTCCTGTTTCATAATCTATAGTCCCGTAATTTGAATTAACTGTATTTGTTGAAAGAGTTCCAATCCCATTGTAATGTGGATTAGGTCTGCCAGAAACTGCTGCTTGATAATCTGTAAGGGTTAAACCACCTGCTGTTATTGTTACGGTCCCTGGAGAAATAGGAACATTCGCACCTGCAATAGTTCCTGTAAATGTTGCTCCCGCTCCGGCTGTTGCTCCTAATGCATCAGGTAGAGTTGGAGCTTCTCTGTGTAGTCTTCCTACAAAACCATGTCCTTCTTTTTTTTTAGCTCTTCCTCTCCAAATATATATATCTTCTAAGATAGGAAATGCTTGATCAGGAAGTAACCACGGTTCTAAGTTTTTTTGGAGACCAGCTTCATAAGGACCAATAAACAATTTAGGCATTTAAACTCCTATAGCATAGTAATAAACTGTTAAAAGATTATTTGTTGCTCTACATGTAGCCGTCGCAGCAGCGCTTAATCTTACCACTGCATTTCTCGCTCCATTATCACTTACAGCTGTCAATTGAATAGATTGTGGAGGAGCAGTAAATGCTACTGCATATGTTATAACAGTATCACCTGTATTACATACAAAGTTTCCCCAATTAACAATCTGTCCCCATGGAGTAGTATATCCATAATTAGTTCCTACAGCAGTTACAGTTAAATTTGTCATTTGCTGAACTAAATTAGCTGCAGCTCCGTTATCGAATTTTTCAAAAAAAAGCTCGCTATCTCCAGCTACTGTTTTTATATATAAACTACATTTTGGATCTGCAAGTCCTGGATCACCTACAGTACTATTTAAAGTGATTTGTTGATGTTCTCCACCACCCACAGCATTAAATGCTAAATGATCTGTAGAAAAAATAGTATTTAAAGTAGTAAAGTTTTCTAAAATTTGTCCTTGCGATTGACTAGGTACGTCGGTTGCTTGAGGAATTGAAGGATTGTATACCATATAAACTCCGTGTTGTTAATGGTTTATATATGTTTCCATGTTTCATGTCTTACAATTTTACTTATTGTATCTTGGTTACAAGGAAAATTTTTAGCAATAGTCACTTGAGCCTCTCCCTCTTCCCATCTTTTACGAATTTCTAAAACATCTTTGTTAGTTAGTTTTGCACTTCTATGCTTTTCTCCTTTAATCATTCTATATAGCTCCTTGTAAATCTGCTTTACATTTCCTTTTATAATGTTGATCTAAAAGCTGTTTGTCCTTGAGCGCCTTGAGTATAAATTGTTGCAGTTCTTTGATTTTTCAGTTGGGTCATAGTTCTTCTTGCTACGAGACGTTTTTGTTTTTCAAATAAAAGATCTACTTTTTGATAACTATCCATATCTAAGTTATCAGCAAATATCTTAAGTGCTGCGCCATAAGCAATTAAATTCCACCAATCGCGAACAACAGGCTGATCTCCTGCTTCTAAAACATCGGGGACTTGATAAACAGTACACCCTATTTCATAAGCAATATCAGGAACCGGATAGAAAAATAAAGCACCATCAACAAGTAAGACAGCCTCAGGTCTTCCTGTTGCATAGGTCATTGACTGTGCCCAAATAGGTTCTCCTGCAGCAATCGCTCCTGTCCATGTAAGTCCTGCTACAGCACCGGTCAGATAATTAATCGTTCCTCCTGCAGGCACAGGGCCAACAACTCCTGTTCCATTAAATTGACCTGCATTATTAGCACTAGTATGCAATGAATTACCTGCGTTATCAATTGTAGAAATGAAGACTCCTTGTTCAAATATTGGTGTTTCAGTAATCGTTCCTGCATAAGGTCCAGCGATTCCAGTTCCAGTTGATAGTTGTTGTCTCCGTGATCTGGTTGGGAAAAAATTAAAGAACGCTTCAGAGTTCTGAAAATATTGTATTTCACAGCCCCCTACATAAAACGGTGGTTCTATATTAGTAAACGAGTTCCAATCAAATACATACCAAGCTCGATTAGGAATTAGTGCATCATCTGGCCCGAAAATAGGAGATAGCATAGTTTTAAGATTCCAAGTTTTCAAATGAGCTGGAAGATCATATTGATAAAAGTCATTGATATAATCATCTAAATCACTAAGTGATAACTGATTTACAGATAACATTCCTGTTATTTTACGAACTTTAGTTCTTATTTGCTCTAAATTTCCTGTTACTGCCATGACGGTCCTCTAAATTTCTCATATTCATCAAAAGTTTCTTCTGTAGGTTTAGGTTTTATGCGATTCACTTTTATTACTTTAAATCTTTTTCTAAATTTTTCTCTAACATAGTCCTCAAAAGAAAGTCTTTCATTTTTTATTGACAAATCCTCTTGGCTCTTTTCCTTGTTTGTATTTTCATCCATTATAAATCCTTTTAAGTTGCAATATTATCAACAATCTCACTAATAGGAACACTTTCAGACTCTATAGAAGGCACTCCTGGAACAACAAATGGGTCTAATAATAATGTGCTTAAGTTTAAAAAAAATGTATTAGCATTTATCACAGTTATCTGTGAAACTATATTGCCCAATCTCATTCCATAATTTATAGGAACATTAATTCTTACATATTCATCAGAAGAATATCCATGACCTGCAACAGTAGCAACTCCGTTTACAGCGTTAGTTATTGCTGTTATCGTTCCTCTTTTTGGAATAAAATCTGCAACACTCATGAAATCTCCCTTTACATATAGTCTGTAGAAACAAATTCATATCTCTGCGTAGCTTTGCCCGCTCCCACCATAGGCTTTCCTTCTTTATCTACTAAATGAGCGCTTTTTGTATATTTACATTGTCTATTAACATGTCTAGCTACTCCAAGAGGAATATTATAAGTTTCTCCGTCTATTAAATTATAAACCCTTATAGGTTCTCCTTTATGACCACGATAAGCAAAAGTTACATCTCCTCCTGGAGATTCTATATTTTTAAAAACACCTTTAACCATTTTTTGGTCTTCTTTACGACTCATTTCTACCAATTCAGAAGCCTTTTTTTTAGCTTCTGGAGATAATTTTTCTCTTTTAGTAGGTAGTACATCTTTTACAAAACTCATAAAACTCCTTTTATTTAAAAAAGAGAGGGGATGTTTATCCCCACTCAAATTATTTACTAAATAGTTACCATATCACGACTAAATGCAAACCAATCCATCACAGAAGCATTAGCTCCGACAACACCTGTATCTAGAAATAATCCAGATCTCATAACGTTATCAGTTGCTTGAGTTAAGATTGTTGACACTTCACCAAATGGAACAACAGTTGGATGTGTTACACCCGCTGCTGCTATGGCTGAAGTTGGGAATGCAAAAGCTGTGAACGCAGCTGAATCAATATCTGTAGTAATTGTACTTGCAGTTACTGCAGTTACAGTACCAGTAAGACCGTTAATCTCAACCATCCCGAAATTTGCATCAGGAAGATTAACAGTAATTCTAGAACCTACAACATATCCATGCGCTACAGAAGTTGTTATCACAGCAGCAGCTGCAGCAGTGATGTTAGTTATCCATCTTCTTCTTGGGAAGAAACGATAATCATTAACAACTCTATAGTCAGCATTTGTAGCAGCCGCAGCAAAACCTACCGCTGGTAAATAGCCTAATGTAAAGTTAACACCAGGAGTTACTGCAGTTACAGTAAACTCTAAACCTGCAATTTGTAACATGCCTGTTGTGTTAATCATTCTAACTATACTACCTACCGCAGGAGATGTTGCATCAGCAACAACAGCTGGGGTTGCAGCAGTAATTGCTGTACCTGTAGCTACTAATGGACCTGGAGTGATGTCAGTAAAATCGACTTCAGTAAAGCCAGCACCACCAGCCGCTACTAAAGTAGCAGTTAATGCACCCGCACCACCTTCTGTAACAGTTTGTGCCTGTCCATCTCCAAAACCACGATACCAATTAGATTCAACAACTGCGGTTGGATTAGAACCCCAAAGAGTTCTGTCTCTTACTAAAAAATAATCGATTGCGCAAGGAAACTCTAAAGTTCTTGCGTTACCGTCAGAGGTATAATTCCCCTGAGCGATTAATGCCATTGGCGTACTCATAAGATTACCTCCTAACCTAGTGTTGCACGTAGATTAATGATCCACGCATCGTTTGTTCAAATTCTGTTACTTTTTTGACCTTATCTCTAAGGCGGGGAAACCTCTTCGGATCTCCCTCTCGTACTTTCGATACGAGTTCAGACTTTTGCATCTCCTTTCGGAGTCTCTTCGCTAAGTCGTTCAGCGCGAAACTCATAGATTCTATGGTTAATCTCTTTTTTACTATAAGTTTCTTCGCCCTCGTCGCCATATTATGCTGCCTCCAACATAACGTAGGGTTCCGAGTCAATCAGAAGAGATTTTACAAGGACAACATCTTCTATCCTTGGTACCTGCGCCATCCGCCAAGCAGCTGTCTGACGTAATTCAGCAGGGTCATCTCCATGTCCTGGAGGATGATAAATGAACTTAGCGGATACTCCGTTTTGTTCGATTTTTGCATAAGCATCTTGTGCTGTTACAAATACATTGTAAATGTCAGCTCCAAGAAGTGATGCAGCAACAGTTATACTTCCTCGTGAAGATATAAAGAAACGTGCGTTTCCAATAGATCCCCATTCAGATGGAGAAACGTTTGCTTGATTTGGATATTGAGCTTTGTTAATGAAGCCGTTTGCTGCTTCTAACTGTCCAATCATTCCTGTATCACACATAGCAAAATAACTATCACGAACAGGTCCTGTTCCAAATTTATCTTCACCTTCAATCATATTAGCTATGAAATCTCCATCATTACCTTGTAGGGTAGCAACTACTCCGTCAACATCTGCACGAGTGATTTCAGTAGGATTATCTCCATTGACTCCATTCACACAGTTAACAACAGATGCAGTTCCCGCCAACATGTCACGTATAAGTTGATCTTCAGTTTCTCTTAGTGACTGCCCTAATCTTGCAGCAGCTTCATTTAAAACTGGATCTTGGTTAATTAACGTAACTTGTTTGGTGATAAGGATATAGGTTGCATACCAATCAATTCTAGCGTCTATATCTACAGCAGTAAGTGTCTGTACAGGAGGGTTTAACATAGCTGGTCCTAGAGGGACAGGAGCTGTGTTCAACCTTGTATATCTTCTCATGCGTAGAATATCGCCACTGTTCTCTTCCATTTCATAAGGAATAGCAGCCATGCCATGGATCAATCTCGCTTGTGGAGTTGCCAATAACTTAGCACTAAACTTTTGTTGAACTGGAGGAGGCAATATTGTTGTGGTTGTACTCATTTTTTACCTCATTTCAGGTGCAGTGCCGGCCTTCTTAGAATAATTTTTCATCTCCGCCCATAAGTCCGCCTTCGATTGCGTAGCAAATGCATTGGCCTGGGACAAGGGTCCTTTTTGAGCGCCAATAGTATTGCTGCTTACAGGTTTTTGACTATTATCAGCAATTCTTTCCTCAGTCTGCTTGTTTTCTATTTTGCCCTTATAAAAACTAGATTGTTTTATAAGACAATAAGCAGCTTCAAAAGGATTCGCATCATTTTTAATTGTATTTTCCCAAGCAGGTCTTTCTTGCACCAATTTTTCTATATTTTCATTTGTAACTACTTGATCGTAATCTTCATATTGCTTCTTAACTTTTGCAGGAAGCTCTTCCCTCTCACGTTTAGCTAATTCCTCGGCTATAATTTGTTTTGCCCTATCATCTGACTCTTTTTTTCTTTTTTCAGACAACTTCTGCGCCTGACCGTATGTGAGAAGATCATCTGATTGAAACTCAGCAAATTCATCCGCTTCCTCTGCCTTAGCAAGAGTAGATCTTTCTTTAAAAGTTTTTTCCAATTCTTGATTTTTACTTTCAAGTTCTTGCAATTTCCGTTCCATTTTTCGCCAGTTGTATTCTTTTGTTCCTACATCTGACTTTGTAGATTCAGAAACTGCTGATGGCTGATTTTCAGTTGTTTCAACAGGAGTGGCGGGTTCCTGATTAACTACGCCTTCTTTATCAACTTCTGTCATACCTATCCTTTTGGGTTTGCGAATTCCCGGTTACGCTAATCTTTAACGTTGATCAAACGAGTTAAATAACTTACTTGTATATAAATAAAAGTTTAAAATCAAAGGAAATTTAAATGTAAAGCCATATTTTAACAGCCCCCTCTAAATATCTACGGTTGCTTGTAAATTGTAATCCATTTTTTAAGATCAGGATGTACATCAGGATCTCCTAATAAAGCGTCTAACATTTCTTCTTGAGGTAAAGACCATAGAAGTTCTAACTTGTCTAATTTATTGTTTACATACCACAGATCTTGCTCTACATGCATCGGAGGTACTGTATGTCTTGCAAAAAAACGAAACAATATAACCGGCCTACTACCAAACATTCTTTCTTGTGTACAAAAAACTTGAATATAATATTCATTAATTAGATTTCTATGAGCTTCTACAACATCAATTAATTCACGCATATAACTCTTGCCTCCTTCATGAGCAAGTTCCATCGCTTCAACAGGATGACTTTTTTCATGCTCGGCTTGAGTTTTCAAGACTTGAGTTCCTAATGTATCGCCGTCTCTAAATTCTGATTTCATCAAACCCCCTGATTACGTGAAAAAAGACAAAGAAATAGTTAATATTTTGTGATATTTTCACGTTTTATTACCAATTGGTAATTTATTTTTTCTTTTTAGCACCAAATGCTCTAGCTTTTGAAAGAGCTATTGCAACACTTCGCTTTTTAGATTTTCCAGATCTTAGTAATTCCTTAATGTTTTTAGAAACTACTTTTTTCCCTTTTCCTTTTTTTAATGGCATAACGAATAGACCCTTCTGGTTTCTATATAACCAATTTTAGATAAAACTTTATCTAAAACAACTAATGTTTTGTTTATTTGTGCAGTTAATTCTTCGTGTTTCCTTTTTTCTTCTTCAGTTTTTTCTTTAAAAACTGACTCAAACACCAAAAGAGCATCGCGCATATAAATTATATCTGCTATAGCACACCTATCTATCTTATCTATACTCATCGTTTACCCCCATTTTATTAAAATTTATTAGGTTACAACCTAACATTTCCATCAAACTTTACAGGTTACAGACTGTTTGTTTTTGAATAACCACTCGCTACAATCCTCACACATAAAACCATACCAATGCGCACTGACTACATGACCTTTTTTCCCACAATTTTCACATATTCTAGAACTTTCTCTTTCTGCTTTTTTAATTAATTGTTCCATCTCGTCTGTGGATTCAGACATATGAAAAGAAAGAGCCCTATCCTCTTCTTTAACTTCAACAGCACAAGGAAGTTTAGAATTTTCTTCGATTTCTAAAACACACTTCTCTTGTTCTATTTTTAACTCAAGAATCATTAGTTCTAATGCCTTACTTAAATCATCAAGCAAAGGAAACCAACCAGGACCACAATCAATGCTTTTATTAATACGATAAAGATTTGGATATTTCTTTATCATTTCTTCATAAAGCTCGTCCATTTCACTACTCCTTTGGTAACATAACTTGCAACCTTTGGTAACATAACTTGCCACGTTTGGTAACATAACTTGCCACGTTTGGTAACATAACTTGCAACCTTTGGTAACATAACTTGCCACGTTTGGTAACATAACTTGCAACCTTTGGTAACATAACTTGCCACGTTTGGTAACATAACTTGCAACCTTTGGTAACATAACTTGCAACCTTTGGTAACATAACTTGCAACCTCACCTTATGGAATTTTATGTATTCCACTGTCATAAATAAATTCACGAATAGTTTCAATCATTATCTCAATGGTATGCTCTTTATAGCCTCTATCAA